TCGTTCGAGCCAAATTCATATGTGTTTGTCATTGTACCTCTCCCAGGTCGGCATTCCAGGTGTTTGGATTGAGCCAGGCATCCCAGGGTTTGGAACCCAGAGAAGCGGTGGGCATGTTGCTTCCTTGGATCGCTGTCACTGTCAACACGCCGACACCTGACAACACACCTACGGCAGACGGTGCAGACGACGTTACAGCGCCGAGCGTACCTTCGCTTGACAGTGTGCCCGCAGTGAATCGTGCGCCCGTTGCAGACGCCGACAGAGTGCCAGTGCCACTGAGCTGACCAGCGATTACTTGGCCCGAACCAACAGTGCCTGTGAGCGTACCCGAACCCGAGAGTGACACCGCCCGCACGAAGTGGGGCTTGGCTGTGGCTGACAGTGTGCCAACACCCGACAGGCCCACGAGCACATCTTGTGAAGAGTACCCTGTCAATGTGCCCGAGCCACTCAGCCCAGTCGTGATTGTCAGCCGTGGAGTAGTCGTCCCGGACAGCAGTGTGCCCGAACCGCTTAGCGGCCCAGTGATCGCAACAGCCTTGGTAGCAGACCCAGACAATGTGCCCGAGCCAGACAGGCCTGCAGTGATCGACGTGGACTTGCTAGCCGAACCCGACAGAGTGCCTGAGCCAGAGAGGTTGCCCGTTCGTGAGTAGTTCGAGCCGGACAATCCCTGCAGTGTACCCGACCCAGACAGCGCGCCAGTTGTTGATGCTCCGGGCGTGCGAGTCGAGGTAAGCGTACCGGACCCGGACAGGTTGGCTGTGACCGCAAAGTTGGGTACTCCCACACCAGACAGGGTACCTGTTCCACTCAGTGTACCTGTTTTGGTGAACCCAACGCTGCGCGTCGAAGTCAACGTGCCCGAGCCGGAGAGTGCGCCGGATGTTGAAACTGCAACAGTCCGGAGAGATGACAGTGTGCCTGATCCTGTGAGTGATCCAGCGGCTGTGATCGCAGGCGTTTGTGTGGCCGACAGTGTGCCAGAGCCAGACAAGTTTCCTGTACGTGCGTAGCCTGGGATAGATGTCCCAGTCAGTGTACCCGACCCGCTCAGAGTACCAGCAGCCGCAAAGCCAACGACACGAGTCGAGGACAGCGTGCCAGAACCTGACAGTGCCGCACTCGCGTTACGATGCGCTGTGCCGGTGCCCGAGAGTGTACCCGAGCCAGACAGTGATCCAGTCTTGGCGAACCCAACAGATCGAGTTGAAGACAGAGTACCCGAGCCAGACAGATTGCCGGTGGCCGCAAAGCCAGTGTCATACGTCTTGGTCAGCGTGACCCGCTGGGTGTTGTCCGAGCTGTAGCCTGTGTACACCAGGCTGATCTGCGTGCCTGTGTCAGTGACCACACATCGACCGTACTGCTGAACCACGTTGGTACCCGATGCAGGGTATGGTCCAACGTCGTAGGGTCCACCCTTGATCGACGCGTTCTGGTACAGCGGAGCGGCTTGGAACACTGGGCATCCACCTGGTGAGCCTGAGCCATCTTCAGCTGCGAGCGCGTGCATGTCACCGGCAAGGATGATGATGTTCTTGTTGGATGCATCGTAGTACGCAGCCATCTCATCGCGTTCCGTGATGTACCCAGCCCAGCTGTCATCGCCTGCAGTCGACGTGATGATCCACGGATCAGCTTGGATGATGACGATGACAGGCTCAGTCGCGTTGTCGATCTGCGACTTCAGCCATGTCTTCTGTGTGCTGCCCAGCGCAGTCTTGGAACCATTGTCCGTGTTCGCTGAAGGCGACTTGTACGAACGGTTGTCAGTCTGGATGAACCTGACCCGACCCCAGACAAACGAGTAGTAGTTAGCGGGCATTGGGAAGAGTTCAGTCTTCGCCGTGTTCCAGTTAGTCCACGCCGTAGCGTCGTCACCCGCAGTAGAGTTGTTGTTCATACCATCGTGGTCCGACGGAGTATAGGTCATGTTCATCGTCGAGAACACAGCAGCATGGTTCGTTGCCGTGATCTTGGCATTCATCTTGTCTCGGAAGTTTGCTGTGCCTGTACCGGATGCATCAGCGTAGTACATGTCACCGAGATGGAAGAACAGATCGTCACCACGTGTTGCGATGGCGCCCATGGAATCGGAGTCCGTGTTGTTAGCACAGGAAGCAAAGTCGAACGCAAAGTTCGCCGCACCCGTGGGTGCAGTCTTGGCTCGACCAACAGTGCCAGTGTCCAGCGACGTACCCGCAGCCGAGTCTGTCATTTCAACACGGTAGTAGTACCGGGTGTTCGCCGTCAGACCTGTAGCCGTCAGCGTGGCATTGCCATCAGAGTCGGGGGTGACAGCGCCACCGTAGACGACACCTGCAGTGACACCCGAGTCAGTGCCCATCTTGAGACGTACCGACGTAGCGTTGGTAGTCTTGACCTTGATGCGTACGGAAGTCGAAGTGTTGGTGTCCGGGATACCCACGACTCGCTGAACAAGGACAGGAGTTGCCGGGCCAGTTGAGCCGGGACGAAGTGCAACGGTAACGCCCGTCCACTGAAGAGTTGTGCCCGAGTTAGTCTTGGACCAGGTGCGTGTGCCCGTAGCGCCAGCAGTAGCACGTTCCTCATAGAAAGCCCGAGTGTAACGGCCGGTGCCTGTTGTTTCCGAGTAGCTGGTTGTTCCCGAAAGAACGTTGATCTGGTTAGTCAGCGAGGAGCCGTTCATAGCCAGAACGTGCAGGAGCATCGCCCCGTTAGTCACGGTCGTAATCGTGGGCATAACGAAAGTCGACTGGACCGGTACGGCGTTGCTCACGAAAGTCACGTCAATGGGTGTGGTCGTATCAACACCAGACCATCGAGACATGCTGCCGCTAAGACGGCCTGCTGCAACGCTTGACGGTACGCTGACAGAACCCGACTCACTGCCCGTTGCAATCTTGTACCACACCGACATGGAGGGTGCAGTGTTGTTAGCAGCCCGAGAGCCACAGCTCACCCAGCCACTAAGCGTTGTGTTCGGAACGGTCGTGCCCGAGTTGGTTACGGTCAGGAACAACAGTTCGTTAGCTTGAATCCCCGATGGATAAGGGACAACGGCTGTAGTCGACGAGGCGTTTTCATACAGCGTGGGTGTACCCTCAAGAACAATAGCCATGACGCTCCTTGGTTATGCTGGGGGCCCCAGCGATGAGACCCCCAGCAATTGGCTAGCTCTGGGTGTAGGTGAAGGTAACAGCCAGCGTACCCTGGGAGGCAAACGCCTGGCTCGTGATGCTCGCACCGTCGAGGTAGGTGCCGGCAGTGATTGCCGTGTGAACACCAATGCCGACGATGGTTGCACCGGACGGCACGTCGAAGGTTGCAGTTGCAGTGATGACACCGTTGGAGGGTGCACCCCAGGTAAGTGCCTTGCGTGCGTAAGCCGGCGAACCACCTGAGGGTTCGGTACCTGCTGATGCACCAGGCGCGGTTGTGTAGATGGCACCGTGTGTTGCCAGCGACCCGTATTCAGTCGCCAGGTTGTTCTTCTGGGTATTGGTCTGGATGGCCATTGTTGCTCCTTTTTGATTCCAGGTATCTGATCCGAGCTTTTTGCTCGGTGATTTCCCTACGGGCGTCGGCGAGGTTACGCTTCAGCAGATTGATATAGTCGGTCTCATAGTCGACGGGCAAACCCTGTAGGACTTCGGGTTCGAGCACCTTCTTCTTTCTTTTGTGGAGAGCGTCGATAATCCAGGCCCCCACACCAAGGATAAATGGGGTCACCAAGCTAACAAACAACCCCACCTTTTCCCATTCCACGACAAACCCTAGGGCTGGGAGTCTCGGAACCGACGGAGTGCTCGACGTTCGACAAAGATCTGGCCCGCACGGAACGAGAAGCCGAGCAGGAAGATACTGCTGAACCCGATACTGTTGGTCAGCAGAGCTCCTGATTCGGTACGATAACTCAGCAGAAGCCACTCGAACCACCCCAGAAGTGTAGAGAGCGTTATGCACGCCCAAAATTCAATGACGAGTGATGTATCAGGGTCACGCCTGCGGGGCGCCGACAGAGTCGCATACACCGCTGCAGACGCTGACAAAAGCAACAGCGTCGACCACACATCGCTGAGCGGGTTGCCGAACACCCCATCCACTGTTTGGTTCGGGCTGAGGTTCATGGTGTAGACCCCGCCGGCGAAAGCCATCAGGATGTAGATAACGACGGCGAGTGAGTTAGTGGGGCTGGTAATGGTGAACTGCTTCACGAGATTCCTCCGCCCAACAGATGACTTGTGTGAAGACGGAAATCCAGCCCAGTGCAACGAAAGCCCATACCATGGGACTTGGTCCACCGATCAACGAGAGCAACCCGAAGCCGATGAATACTGTCCCAAGCATGAGCGCCGGTAACTGTGCGTAGATGGGTCCGATGAGAACGCTGATGACCAACGCAGTGCTGGCCGCCAGGAAGATGATGCCCCAGGCGACGGGCGAGGCAAATCCGAACGCCGCGGTGAGCTTGTCGTAGTTCAGGAATGATTCGGGCGCGGACAACAGTGAGACACCGATGCCGGCGCCACCCAGAAAGAGGATGACGCCGAGCACCTGTGCAACACCATGACTCGCGGCTTTGACTAGCATAGCCTTGAATTTCATGGCTTTCCTTCTCGTTATGCCCGAGTCCAGACAGCGACCCAGTCGATGTAGACGTGGCCCTGGGCACTCGTGGGCGGTGGTGTGGCAGACAGGTTCGTTTCGGTTTGCAACTTCCAGTACATCGGGTTGGTCGGAATGGCAGCCGAGTCCGTGGTCGTGTAGACCGTGTCGTCAAGAATGAACTTGAGCGACGTGGGTGTCCACTCGATCACAGCCGTATGCCACTGCGCCATGTTGACGTTGGTGTTAACGATCCACTGGTTCGTGTTCGGCGAGCCGAAGACGTTGTGTGAATAGCCCTGGATGTTGTTGCCGAGCCCAGCTTCAGGGAAGTCAATCTCACCCTGGTTCCAGTTCTCACTGGTGGGCCAAAGCAGCCATGCAATCTTGAAGCCCTGAACGGTATCCGCCTTGAACCGCACAGCGTAGCGCCCGTAAAGCTGGCCCCACGTTCCGGTGTCAGGAATCGGATTCGCTACCCATGGACGGCCTGTAGCAGGATCCGTATACACATGGATATCGAGCATCGAGTTGTGCACGGTCACTGTCTTCGTAGAGTCGTAGATACCCTCGTTGGCAAGTGGCCTGCCGTAAGCACGGCTGGTGTCATGCTGACCATCAGCTGCTGACCAGATCGGTCCGTACACTGCGGGGAACTGACCAAGCGCTGCATTCTCGGTGAAGTCCTCACTCAGGACAAGGTTCCAGCCGGGAAGGTTGGTGCTCGGTACAGCGACGCCACTGGGGTTGCCCCCAGGTGCAGGAACTGTTGCATCCTCCCAGAAGCGCACGTAGTCGACCCGTACCTTCGAAGCGTCGCCAACAAGGCTGTTGCCTACAGAGGCACCAATGTTGAGCAGCAGGTAATGGGGTGAACCATTGTCTTCCGGAATGTAGGAGTACACCAGCTGACCGTCGTAGTACACCTTGTTCTGTCCGGGTGCACGATGCAGCCCGTAGGTGTGCCAGCCACCACCCCAGTTGCCCGGGATAGTACCCGAGCCCTTCGACGCGTGAACGCCGTTAGCCGAGTAGTGGTGGTTACTGGTCATGGAGTTGACACCATCCCAGCCGGTGACTTCAGCAATGTCGTTCTCGCCTGTCCCGGGCCATGCGTGACCAGTAGTCCACCATGCGGGCCAGTTGTACACAGTCGCCCCGTTGCCCGGGAAGAAGATGCGAGCCTCGACAAAGCCGTAGTTGAACTCGAAGCCTGTGTGCCCAGCCACACCATCCCGCGGGTTGGTTGACATGAGAGCACCAGTCGAAGAGTTCGACAGCCTGAGCGTCAGCTCACCATTCTCGATTGCCACGTTCGAAGACACAGTCGCCACGTTGTTCATCTGCCCACCCTCGACAAACCAGTACGGCGTCCAGAGCGTGCGGTTCAACGTGTTGAAGTCGTCAGCCCATTTCAGTGACCAGTTGCCCGTAGCACCCACCGGCTGGTAGCCCGAGGGCGGCGGCGGAGGCGGAGGTGGTTCTTCCGTGGGCGGAGGCGTTACGACTGGCGTCAGCACAGGATGGATGACCACGGGGGTCATGCCATTGTCTGACGTTGCAGTCTGGTTGCCCGCCCTCACAATCGAGTGGCGAGTAATGCCTTCACCGGACTTGACACCATCGGCGTAGTTCGCTACCACCCGGAACACCAGGTCGGCATCTGCTTCCAGATACGGTGTGGTGTAGGAGCAGCTTACTCCGCCAGTGCCACTCGGCGTGAGCGTCACAGTCGGGCCAGATACCTGGTCCCATGTGTAGCTCAGCACAGCACCTTCAGCGTTAGCATCCATCTGAACGAGCAAGCCCGCCTCGAGGTTGCTTACGTTGGGCCCGGGATCAGCAAACCCAGTCGCGGTGATTGCCGTTCGGTGCACGCGTACCCCAGCAATGCCCGAGGACGTGGCCACACCAACCTGCACTCGGTGAGTGCGTACGGTAGTGCCACTTGCCTGAACACCCAGAGTCATCGAGTGGGCACGCACGGTGGTACCCGATACCGGGGCGGGAGTCACAGCGTAGGTCTTGGTCATCGAGATTCGTTCGGTGTTGTCCGCAGAGTAACCCTTGAACACTACCTGGATCTGATTACCAGTGTCGTTGATTGTGACTCGGCCATACTGCTGAACCGTGGGGCCAGCTGCCGGGTAAGGGCCTACGTCCCAGGGACCACCCTTGTGGCTTGCTGCCTGGTTGAACGGAGCAGCCTGGAATACAGGCACACCGCCGGGAGAACCCGAACCATCCTCTGCAGCAAGAGCATGCATGTCACCACCGAGCATGATGATCTTTTTGCCCGATGCCGAGAAGTGGCTTGCAAGTTCATTGCGTTCCGTAAGGAAGCCACCCCATGCATCATCGCCAGCACTTGTTCCTGTGATCCAGGGAGTATCCTGACCGATGATGGCGATGTTGTCTGCAGGCAGTGCAGTGATCTGATCCTTGAGCCACTGCTTCTGGGTGGAACCCAGGGCAGTCTTCGAGGAGTTGTCAGTGTTGCCCGGGTTCGACTTGTAGGAACGAGTGTCGAGCATGATGAACCGGACACGGCCCCAGTTGAACGCAAAGTAGTTCTGAGGGTTCGGGAACAGTTCGGATCGTGCAATGTTCCAGTTGTTCCATGCAGTCGGATCGGAGCCAGCAGCGCCATCGTTGTTCATGCCGTCATGGTCTGAAGGCAGGATGTGCATGTTGGTCGTGGCAAACAGATTGACCTGTGAGGTCATTGCCGCGTTCATCCGGTTACGGAAGTTGTCCAGTCCGGTGCCCGATCCATCATGGTAATACAAGTCACCAAGGTGGAAGGACAGATCATCATTCCGGTTTGCCATCGCTGTGGAAGCAGCTGTGTGGTTACCGGAGTTACAAGATGCGAACGTGAACGAGAACGATGCCGGACCGTTGGGCGCAGTCTTCAAACGCCCGATGGGCGTAAGGTTGTCTGCGAACTCAGACCCGCTGCTGTTGGTCATCATCACCCGGTAGTAGTACCGAGTCGACGGTGACAGTCCCGAGATGGTCAGTCGAGCGTCGCCACGAGTGCTGGGTGTAGCCGCAGGGCCGAACACGACACCAGTCGTACCAGATGCGTCAGTCGAACAGCGGAGCCGTACAGACACTGCATTGTTGACCTTGACGTTCACCTGCCCGGTCGTTGCCGGATCGACTGCAGGGATGCCTACAACCCTCTGGACTAGCCCGGGCGTAACACCCGACGGCGGGGGCGTTACCGTTGTATCGCTGGGCCGAAGACCCACGGTAATGCTGGTCCACTGAAGCGCAGTCGTTGAAGTCTGCGACCAGGTCTGCGTACCAGTACTGCCGGCCACACCCTGGTTCTCGACGAACACTGACAGCTTGCGCCCCGTAGTACCTGAGCCGCTAACCTTGGTCAAACCCGAGGGCGTGTTGATATCCGAGGTGGTTGAGGCGTTGAGTGCGACGACATGGAAGACTGTCACGTTGTTGGTGATGGTATCCATGGACGGCGAGGTGTAACCAACAGCAATGCCCGAGCCAGATTTGACCGGGGTTACATCGAGGTAAGTTCCCGCCTGTCCCGTCCAGCGCTGCATCAGACCAGTGACACGGCCAGCAGTTCCAGACGTAGCGAAGGTTACTGACCCGGACTCAGAGCCCGTGGCAATCTTCGCCCAGACCGCGATACCGGGACCGCCGCCTTCACCATCCTTGCTGTCAATAAGAGTCCAGCCCCCAGGGTTCGTAACAGGGGCGGGTGACTGGGTATGGGCAACCTGTGCAAGGAGAAGTTCGCCAGCGACAATTCCTGAGGGATACGGAATCACTGCAGAAGTAGCGCTGGCACTCTCATATACAGATGGCGTACCCTGTACGACTACGGCCATTTGATTATCCTTACGGCTGGTTGCCGGTTACCCGGACACGGAGGTCGCCACGGTCGGTGACGTTTGCAGCCTCGGGACCCGTAAGCGTGAACGAGTACTCGGTGACTGTGGTGGGGAGCGGCCCGAAGTTTCGGGTAGCGATAACCGTTGTGCCCTGCAAGAGAGCAACGTCGGCATACGTGGGCGGAGTGGAATCACTCGCGCTCAGGCGGACAGTCACGTTCGGAGTACCAGTCGCAAGACGGGCGTTCATGCCGAAGGTGATTTCCGCATTGGCAGGCGATGCAGGAGTCTGGGCGTAGGTCGCATCGGACTCATCAGCAAGAGCTGCTGACAGGCTGGATGCACCACCCACGTTTGTCCAGTTGCCGGCATTTGTTACCACGCTGGCTGGTCGGATCACTGCCGCGGATGCGTTGTACGGCCCGAGCAGTGCAGAGGTTGAGGTGTTCAGTTCGATGGAATCGTAGAAGCCATTCCATGCACCACCGATGAGCAGCTTGCCGAAGTACCAGGCAACCAGGTTCGTCGTACCCAGGTCAGCAGTCGTGCTGGTGAACTGAGTCTCGAGAGGTGTGGACGCGTCGCCTGCGAACACTGCGAAGCGGATCACACCGTTGGTTGCAGTCGTGCCAACCTCGAGCGACATTTCCACACGGTACCAGGTATTCACAGCCAGAGTCGTCGTGGTTGTGTAGAGCACACCACCCGCACGCTGCACAAGCACGAGCTTGCCAGCAGGGTTGAGGTTCAGCGTAGCGACGTACTGGGTGCTCGCCCATGCAGTGATGAGCTGCTGGTCGATGACTGGGACAGTGCCCAGACGGATGTATGCCCGCATCGACTGCTGCATGCTTGCAGGGATAGCGCCACCATCCCAGCCGAAGCTGACACGGTTGCCTTCCGTGCTGGTGAGCCCGTAACCCAGGGTGCCATGCGATGCAGTGTTGACGAAGGTGAAGGATGCACCAGCCATTACGTCAACGGAACTCCAAGCGATGCCAGAGCCACCGCCTGAGTTTGCGGCTGTTACGGCCCCGTTGAGCACACCGCCCGCGGCGTTGTTATACAGGATAGCCATAGCCTATACCTTTCAGGATTGGAGACCGCGGTTTTGCGCAGTCAAGATTTCGCCATTGTCTTCAAACTTGTTAGTGCCGAGCCCCACGATGGTTGCCGTTGTTGTGAACATCAGTCGGATGTAATACCGGATGCCAGTCGTGCGCAGATACATGGAGTCACGCTTGAACAGATTGTCCCGGAAGGTGTACGTGCCTTGCGCAAGCTCAGCACCAGCCATACCCTGGGCAAACCAGTTCTTCTCAATCACCATCTTGTTGTCGAGCGGCAGAGTCCGAGTCTGAGTTACACGAAGACCCGCACCGGGTGCGTGCGTGCCGTTCTGTGACATGTGATCCGGAAAGCTTGGATGACGAGCGGACATCTGACCCGAGGGGTAAGACAGCCCATCAGCGTCAGGGAAGTTCCGGTCATCACCCAGGACAGCGGATGCCTGCAGCAGATTGCCAGCCACGTAGACGTGACCGCCAGCCAGGATATCAACCCCGTAGTTCACCGTTCCAGTTGCAACCCCCGGCAACGGTCGCCAGTAGGCTAGGTCTGCGAAGTAAGAGTTGATAACTCGAGCACGGACCGGGCGGCTATTGGCAGTCGAATTGATAACCGCGCCCACTCGGTTCTTCAGGAACTTGCAACGGTTCAATGAGTACGCACCGACGATGCCATCTGTGTAATAGCTCGGACGCTGCGGCATGAACGTGCAGTCCTCAAAGTACGGCACACCCAGCCATGGATCAATGTCAGTGACTGAGCCTTCAGTTCCCACACGGCAGTCGACGAGCGACGTACTCGCAGTGGGCCAAGCAGTGCTGCCATAGAACCCGCAGTTGTAGAACTTCAACCCGGACGCTGACGGATGGACCTTCCCGTAGAAGTCAATGTCCCGGTAGACCTGATTAGGGTTCGTGAGCGTAAGGTCCCCCATGTGAACCTTACGAGCACGAGATGAGGTAACGCCTGTGTTAGTCACGTTGGGCTTGATCACACCAGGGAGTGCTTCCGCACGGGGAGTTGACTCAGGTTGAATGACCCAACTCCCCTGCGGAATACCCACCCAGCCCTGGTTGCTTGAAGTCAGCGGCCGAAAGGTACTCTTAGGTCGTGAGATACGAACCATCAGATAAGCCGCCGCTCAATGAAGACATCCCCTACGTGTGGACCGTTGACGCCCGTGGAAACAATCGCCGGCAGAGCATCCACACCAACCCAGATGATCAGAACATCATCGGAGCTAGTGGGCCGCACAGGCCAGCTGCCGTTCGCACTCTGTCGAACGAAGCCGACAGTGCCGGGCAGGAAGGACGTTGTGCCTCCCGTGCCACCACCCCCAGTTGATGCCGAACCCCAGCGTGTAGCATAAGGTTCGGAGCCATCCTTGACGAGGACCTGACCGTCGATACCCCCCGGAGCGATACCCAGGGGATCATCCCAGACAACATCGAGGTCAACGTTGGAAGCCTTGGTCAATACCTGCCCGGGGTTGCCTCCCACCGGGATGGGGTCCGAAGCAACGAGCCCAACCTCGAATGCCCCCGACACCCATTTGACGCGCTGCTTGCCCTCGACCTCAAACTCAGGCGTCACGCCGTCGTTGTTGGAGACAAGCTCGTTCAGCGGGAAGGCAACACCACTGGGCGTGAAGATCGCCAAAGGCGAAGCGTTAGCATCGTCCTCAATGTCATAGATCAGACCCACGGCTTCGGCGAGTGGCGTGCCATCCTCGTCAGTAACTACTTGCTGGAGAAAGAGTCCCATGACTTACCACCCAATCGCAATCCAGTTAATACGGTGAGAAGCATGTGGTGTACGGCCGTATTGCAATGTGCCAACACCATCATCGGATGCCGGTTGGCTAAGAACTGCGTAAACCCAAGAGGTTTTGCTTCCATAGCCATCGTCACCGAATACCCCAGAACCACCACCCACGTTACCCGCGGAGGCAAACATCATCGAGCCACCAGTGGCCCAGTCATCACCGTTGAACCCAGCAACATACAGCACGCCGTTGGGGAAAGGCCTGGGCCAATTGACCCGGCAATAGCCGGACTGATCAGCAATACCAACCTGAGTACCGCACTGCATGATGAAGGGGTGGCCGCTTTCTGCAAGGGACTTCACACTCATTCCACCGGGAGTAAGTGCATTGGCCGCACTGTACAAGCCAATCGAGCCGACTGCAGCTGTGCGTTCCCAGGTGACGCTGTTGGTCCCATTCGTCTTGCGAATCCAGGTGTCTCCGTTGATGGTGAGGTGTGTGCCGACCTGGTCCAGGTAACCCATCACTAGATCGCTAACCGCGAAGACACCCCCGTTATGTGCCCACACCCGGAGGTCCACGATTTCCTGGACGGCGTTCTGACCCGAGCGCACTCGGGCAAGAGCGATGGGCTGGTCAGCGAGCACACCCGCATTGGTGTTGCGGGAAGGCAATGTCCTGTTCGGTCCACCGGTGACAACCGTGTAGATTGATGTGCTGGCACCCGGTGTGGCATTCCAGGTACGTCGGAGAACGATCATGTCCCAGCGGTCACCCGAGGGAACAGAAGTCAGGTTTACAGTCGTGTCATTTTCGAAGACATCCAAGATGCCGTCGCCAATCACCGTGCCCGCCTTGATGGTGACAGCTCGGGTACCAGCCCCGATTATCGCCTTGGCGTCATTGGTGCCAGCCACAGAATACTGGGCGGCAGCTACGTTTGGCATCCAGTCAGCCAGCTGTGCAGCATTCACTGATCCTGGGTAACCAATATGCTGGTCAGCCATTATTGACTCGCTTTCAGTTTGTTCAAAGAACCAGACAGTGTAGACAGTGCCTCAACCACCTGGGAGGTCGGATCAGTTTTCTTTCCCACGATACCTTTGAAACGCAGGCCTTTTTCAGAGTCGTACTGAAACTCAATCTCACGGAGAATGTCGGTAACCTCAACTCGGCCTTCGCCAACCTTCGCGGTAACGATCTGGCCAACCTTGAGTCCACCAGGACCACCGAACCGGAAGTTCTTCGTTTCACCAAGAGTAATCTCGATGGACGATTTACCTGCACCTTCGAAGAGTGTTTCGTCAGCGCGTTCCGTGTAGGTGTTCAGATCGTCAGCATCCCGGGCATCTCGGAAGGCTTCGATCCTGTCACCCCACAAAGCTTCACGCGTAGCATCCACCTGGTCGATGAAGGTACGAGCCGTGCCCTGGTTCTCACCACCAACAACCACGTAGGTTACATCGGGTGCCTCAACACGAGCTTTCCACTTACGCACGATGCGCGAGGATTCGGACAAGACGTTCGGATAAACGCCCGGCTCATATACATCCACGGTCAGACCCGCGGGTGAGGCAGTGACCGTCACCCCGAGACCCATTGACTCAAGCAGTGGGAACATCTCGTTGTAGATCTTTGCCATACGAGCCTGAGCGTGAACAGTGCTTCCCCGTCCTTGGTCCGTTGCAATGATGATGGGTTCCACACCACGGTCACCGATGTTCAGGTTCACGATGGTCTTGAACACCGTTTCTGCTGCGCCAACCTGTTCATACCGGTAAGCCAATGCTTGGTTCGCCATTGATTCGCCCGGACGTTGGAAGATCAGGAAGTTTCGCAGGATGCGGAAGTTATCCTCAACCTCGAACGTGAAATTGCCCGACACCCCGGGACCCTCGGCGCCCCATGCGCGGATGGGACCTTCGATGAAAGTCTCACCCCGCAACTGGCAACGCACGCGAGTCCCGGGAGTACACATCTGCTCAATGCGTTTGTGTGTGGCCTTGACAGTGAACGACAAGTCTGAGATGTTGTCGAACCGTTTAGTTCCTTCGAGTGAGACAAACGCACCAACGGGCGCCTGCCATACCCTGTTCTTGTTATACAGGTCGAGTCGGAACAGTGACATTAGACACTCCGGAAATAGAGAGGGGTGAAGAAAGCCTGGATTGAACCAGTACCATCCAGTGTTAGCGACAGCGTGGTATCCTCACCCGGAGGCAGCGGAGCAAACTCGAACGAACCCAGGGAAGCCATGATATCCACACCATCACGCGTGGCTGTCAGGTTCCTCGGGTCGGTGTCGATGACAACAGTCTGACCGGCAGAGGTATTACCCACTGTCGCGGTCAAGCCATTCAAACCTACGGATGCAGTGTTGAACGGTCCCTTCAGTTCCCACCTCAAGAATGCTTCAACATCCCCCGGGTTGCTCATGGTTGCGTTGGTGATATCCGCAGCTGACGCAATGTAGAACGGCGGACCTCCGGTGCCTCCGAAGAAGTCGTAATCACTTTGGGGATACCAGATGGGTGATTGTGTTTCGCCTTCCCAGAAGGGCTGCTCACACATCCCAGTGATACCGTAGATGGCCCAGCCAAGTTTGACCGGGTCTCGCGAGTACACGGAGGTATCATCACTCTTGAACCGTACGGTGATGCTGTACCGTTCATTGGTGGGCAGAACAACTTCCCATCGCAGCGTTTTGCCTGGATGGAAGATCCTCCAGAAATCCTTCTTCCTTTGGATCCATTCTTCACTGCTGTCTTCGAAGATGCCAATGACCCAGTGAACATCTCGACCGGAGGCTCGCCAGCCTTCCCATTCAAAGCCGTGGACGACTGGCGAGTCAAAGGTGTACTGCTCAATGATTGGCATGCCCATGCCCTCGATGCCTTCCGGCATGAGGAACACACCGTCACGCCCATCGGTCACATCCCACACCGAGCCATCCCAGCCATAGAAGATGTGCTTGATGCGACGCCACGGTGTGTAGATGGCTGGAGCGACCGGCGGCCGTAGTTGTGTACCTCTCAAGTAAGCCATTACTTACCTACCTTACCAATTTGAGCTACGAGGTTTGCCCGACGAGCTTTCTTGTCGAAATCTTCAGCGACACGTTCCGGCGTAGCACCATAGTAGTCGCCTTCGATGTTCACGAGCGCGCCCTTGGGCGTCGAGTATGCACCGCTCACGCCAGACGCTGCAGACGCGAATGAGGCGGTACCGTCGAACACCTGAGCATGTGCAACAGCATCGCTTGCCGTTCGCCTCAGAGCGTCTGCACGTTCCGTCATGCCCCGACCGAAGTCATCAATCAACTTACGGCCTGAGTGGATCGTGTAACCCTTGCCCGAGAACGGACCGTACTTAGCAGGCGACTGGGGGAATGCACCCTTGACTGCGGCGACAACCGTAAGAGCTGCAGCAACAGCCGCGCCGATTGCCGAAGCAATACCGCGAGCGAACGCACCGATCAGAACAGCACCAGCGGTGAACAGCTCGAAAGAACGAGCCATCAGTGCACCAGCGATCTGTCCCGGGATACCACCCGCAGTGATCAGCAGCGAACTGATACCCGCAACAAGCCCGGTAGCAACTCGACGCATGAACCCGGGAACAGCAGTGACGATTGCTTCCCAGCCACGAGCGAAGTTCTGCCCGAGTTGAGCCATGCCGATCACAACTTGCATCAGCATGCCCGGGATACCAGCGGCAAGGCTAGTGGCGATGTTCCTCATGCCCATAGCCGCGTTGAGTGCAACGGTACGCCAGAAGTTGCCCCATTGAGTATGCGCTTGGATGAAGAATCCAGTGAACGAAGCAATCATGCCCGGGATACTCGAGTTGAGTGTGCCGGTCACGAGAGTCATAGCAATCGAGGCAGGATTCGGCAGGCCCGACCAGAAGGTTTGCCACCTGGGCGTTTCCCCCTGGATAAGACCCAGCGCCGCGATGATCAGTGCGATGCCCGTGGACACAGTGCCCGGGATGGGACTGAAGCCCTGTGCAACAGAACCGTTCAGACCAGCCCAGAAGGTGTTCCAACGTTCGACCACACCGAACAGCGAGTCAAAGGCAAGAACCAGTGCAGGCAAACCCTTCCCAGGGTCGAGCAGGGCTTGGATGGTTCCAATGAAATCGCCCACGCCCTGTGCCGCATTGACTACGCCCTCGATCTTGGCCCAGAGTCCGCCGAGCACTTCACCCAGGATCCTGAAGAACGCAGGAACCTCAGGATGATCAATGGCGAACTGAACGAGCGTGAAGAACCCACCCTTGGTATCGCCGAGGCTAAGCTGTGCGAATGCCGTGGGGATCTTGCCCATCAGCTCGACCATGTCGCCGAGCCATTCAAGGGAATCCCGGATGAACGGGGTAGCTTCCTTGAGTGCAATGCCGAGTTCCCGGAAGAACACAACGAGCACGGGTGAAGCAGCCTTGACAAGATCGACAATCAGCGGAGCAAGTTCAGCAATGAGCGGAATCAGCGGAGGCAGAACTTCCTTGACGAACGACAGCAGCACAGGCCCAAGTTCCTTGAGCACGTCGCGCAGCAAGCCGGTCAGTACAGGGATCAACGGCCTGAGAGCTTCGAACAGCTCAGTGAAGATCGGAGCCAGCTGCTTGGCAGCCTCAGTGAGTACGGGCCCCATCTGTGACAGCAGCAGACCCAGTGCCGAAGCGAGCGTGCCGATGATCTGACCCAGAGGAGCCATCGCAGGCTTCAGGTCAGTCATAAACGTCAGGAAGCTTGAGAAGAAGTTCTTCAAGCCCGACTGCAGCGTGGGATCAGAAACGAGCAGCCCGATGTTCTCGAGCAGCTGTCCCAGGATCTTGCCCACCGAGTCGAAGATCGTAGCCAGTGTGGGCGCGAATTTACCCAGGCCCACACCAAGGCGGGCGAGCCCGTCAACGAGACCATCCATGAGACGATGCGCACCACCGAAGATGGTTGCGAACGTTACCTGGAAGTTCGAGGTGTTCATGGTGTCAGCGAGCTTGCGCAGACCGTCAGCCAGTCCAGCGAACGTTGAACCACCTGCAGCCTGAGCAGCACGACCCAGCGAGGCAAACACACGGCCCGTCTGGAACAGCACACGACCAAGGTCCTTGAATGCTGTGATGCCTGTTTCAGCCCATTCCTTGAGCCGGCCATCGGCAGCAGCAGCCTGGATGAAGTTGTTAAACTGGTCGCTGAGCTTCACCAGCCATTCAGACAGACGGGGCAGGTACTCGGAACCGAAGGAACCCAGTGTGGTGAATGCAGCGACGAGAGGCTTCATAGCCCTGCCGGCAATTTCAATCGACTTGGTGAGGTTGCCCATCATAAAGGCAAGCTTGTCGGGTGTGATGTTCACCTGAAGCTCGCGAGACATTTCACCGAACAGCCGGCCCCATGCACGAGCAAGATCCCCGAGGGTGTCACGCATCGTTGGCAGCAGGTTGTTTGTCAGGTCACGGATGGGCTGTGCAGCTTCCGTCCAGAACTCGTCACTGATAATGTTCTGCAGGTTTGAGAACGCAGGGCCCAGATCAGCGAGGACTTTCTTTGTGTCCTTGAATGCCGCAATCAGCACACCCACGTTGATCGCCGACGCGGCGAGCAGTGCAGGAAGCAGTACGGAGATTTGCCCGAGCTGTGCGAACGACACACCCAGGGTTGACAGGTTGGAGATGAGCGCAAGCACAGCACCACTCAAGCCCAGGATGCCTGAAGAAACCAGGCCCAGCTTGGGGGCATTCTTGTCAAGATTCTTGACTGCATCCCAGAAGCTGTCGAAGACGTTACCCAGCATACGGGCACCCGTCAGAGCGGCGAGAGTGCTTGCAGCAGCCGCGACCGACGCGGCGTTCACACGAACGAAAATGGGAACTGTACGGGCCCTTGTAAGGACTGCCAGTTGCTGGCGTGCTCGAAGCGCATCAAGGTTGGCGTGAATGTTCGGATCAATGTCTTCGATCCGCTTCTTCAGATCGTGGAGCTGATCATTGGTTACATACGGTTCAACCTTGATGCGTACTTCGAGGTCGCGCAGTTGTTCTTTTAGTTTACGGACTGACTCTCGCGTCACCGCGAGCTCAGCAGGAATGGTTGCCTTCATAGTCTTCTCGATACGCTCGAGAGACAACTTCAGATCCTCGCGGAAACGCGATGAGTCAGGCAGGACTCGGATTGATACCCGGCCTGCGGATTTTGTAGCCAAGGCAACCTCCTAGGATGCTAGACCAGAGCCGAACAGATTCTTCAGTGTTGTACCAAAGTCAGCGAGTGTTTCAGTGGGCTTGTTGGGCGTTTGGCCCGGACGTGGATAAGGAGTAACTTCAGGCACCTTATTGTTCGGACTATTCGCACCCACAAAGTAAGCCGAGTGTTGGTTCACTGCGTCAATCAGATCAGCCATGACGTAAGTGTTAGCGTCCCATCCCAGGTATTGTGAGTAGTCTTTGAGCTCCGGACCACCTAGGGACTTCGCACGCCACAACGATTTGGGTTCGTGTGGGAGGCGATCCAGCAGAGCGTACACCCGACGAATGGGAACCCGACCATCAATTGCATCCCATATGTCAAAGTCATACAGGGCAAGAAGATCGGATTCCCAGTCGGGGTTCAGCTCTAGCTGTCGTCGGAGCTCTCGTCTTCCCCCAGGACAGAGGTCCAAGCAATGGCGAGTTCAGCCATACGCTGCATCGCATCCCTGCCCGAACAGAACTTCGTGAACTCTTTTTCGTCCTTGGCCCAGGGGAGCATCGCCTTGCCGATCTTACCGAGAATCGGAATCGCCTCGGTGTCCGACAGGGATACCTCCTCGCCTTCCTTGGCGTCACCCATGAGTTCGTAGACGAGTGCCAGGAGCGGGGCCTGATCCCACACCGGTACTTCGTCAATCGACTTCATCAGGTTGAAGCCCGGGGTGTCTTCCGGACGGACGACCTTTTCAGCCTTCGGCTTACGATCCTGGGGGGTTTTACGTGAAGTAGCCATTGCGAGCCTACCTTTCTAAGCGAGCCAAGTGAAACTGTGCGGGAGCCGGCTCGCAGAAGACTCCCGCACAGTGTTGTTACGCAGCGCGCGTGTACGCCTGCGAGTTGGACACACCGTTGACCGTGGTCACGATGATCGGAGCAGAGCCGGACGAACCCGTGGGCAGAACGACTGCCATGCTCTTCGTGTTGTTGACCGTGTAGGATGCCGACGTGCCACCGACGGTAACGCTGGTGACGCCGACGAAACCGGTACCCACCAGGTTGACAGTCTGGCCCGTACCCTGGCCGGAAGGCAGCGCAGTCGACACAACCGGAGCCGTGTCGATGAGTCCCGGGTGGTAGAACCGGAAGCGCTTGCCCGTGGTCTCGGAGTTCAGCATCTGAGCCGACAGCGCGATTTCGAAGAACGCATCCACCGCAAGCTGCGGAGCGTCGCCGATGGTAATGGTCGTGTTGGGGATGTAGATGCCCATGCGAGTCGTGCCATCCACGATGAGGATGAACAGCGCCTTTTTCTGCGGGGCGATGGAGCCGCCCACGTCGTAGGTGCCGAGCGTTCCGTTGTGGGTGCCATCACCGAAAGCCAGACCCAGGGTCAGCTTGTCGATCTGGATGGAGTTGACGTTGACCGACCAAGTGATCGGATCGTAGGTCGCACGGAGAGCATCGTCCCACCAGGAACCACGCTGCGTCGCATCGCCGCCACCCTTGGAAAGGGAAACGTTGTTGTCACGCGAGGTGTGGCCGAGAGCCTGCCATCCGCCGGACAGAACGCCCGTGGGGTCGATGGTCTCGTAATCAGGGGCAGCGGTATCCGGGGGAGCGACGAGAACGGTGCCCCTGCCCGGAATGGTTGTTGCATTGGCGTTGAAGCCCATGGTAAATCCTTCCGAAAGTTATTTGCGAACAATGACGTGGAACACACCATCGTATTGGGTAAGGTCGCCTGCCGGCGTGAGGGTCGTACTCGTGCGGGAGGGCATCGAAACGTCATCGACAGACGTTACAGAGCCCACACCAGGGTAGCGTGCGTTATTGTCGTGCGATTCATGCATGGCGCGATACACCATGTCTGCAATGTCTGCAGCTTCGTCGCGAGAACTGCCGAGGATCGAAACGAACACGTCCCATTCCCAGGCGTTGGGTCCACCCAGCATGCGCCCATTCTGGGCATTGACTACCACAAAGGGTACATGCTTTATGGCATCAACGTCTTGCTGGCTCATTACTTCCATGTCGGCAGTGCCAAACGTTGTAGCGATATCTTCGAGGGCGTCACGGATCACAAGGGTGAACAGTTGTTCAACGTCTACGGTCATGCGTACATAAGCCATTAGCCGAACCTCATGTGTGAGGACCAGGGACCGGGCAGCTGAGTTACAGCGCCACCCAGGATGTGCTGACCAGGAACCCACGTTGCGCCGGGTGCACCTTTACGCGGTGCCCAGTGACCCCACTCAATCGAATACGCAGCCTTGTCGCCTGCGAAGATCATGCGGTCACGAACGCCCTTCTTGCCGGGGACGTTCTTGATGGACAGCTTGCTGATGTAATCACCCGTGAGACGGTGAGCCTGAGCACGTCGCTTGACGTGGAGCATGACGAGTTCCGCTGTAGCATCCATCTCTGCAGAATTGCCCGCCATGCGAGCGACCCCGTTGGGAACCCAGCGATAAACCTCAGCCATTACCTCACCTCCGTACCACGTGCCTTGAGTTTGATTTCTTCGTGCTTGGTGCGTCGGCCACGGCCGAACCGTTTGACCACACCAACCTGGTCGTATTCTTCACCGTTCCACATCACCGTGCTGTGTGGGCCTCCCACCCATGCGGGTGTGTCAGCCTTCAAGATGATGTAGTCGGCGTTTACGTAGCCCGGGTCTTCGGCAGAACCGAAAGCAGCCAGGCCCGCGGGTTGTACACTGACGCCACGATAGACGACAGGATTCCCGGGGCCCAGCTTGTTGCTTCCTGTTCGGTCTTGACCGACGATGACCCGTGGGATGCACGTTACGGTGTCAGGGCCTGAGGTGAGGGCGCTCATGGCCAACCATAACGATTCGAGGCAAACACTGTCCGGGGCCTGACGGCCGCAGTGGCAATGATGCCGAGGTCAGCAAGTTCATCCTTGGTAAACCAGATGTTGCCTGACGCGACGACTGGGTTACGCTTGTACGAGTAGTTGCCTTCCGTTTCCGATTGCATGCCTTCTGGGTCACGCAGTACACGCAGGACCGCACCAATGACTTTGTCCTTCACGAAGTTCGGGTCAATGCCCGTTCCTGTTACAGGGTCATAGGCAGCCATGCGCGAGACGATGGTGGGAGCCTTTCGAAGAAGCAGTCGGACTGCCTCATCAATTTTGTCCTGGTACCACTCGTCAAGATTTTCCAGGTCCAACTCACCCTCATACGGCGTTTCCAGGTCAGTCGAAACATAACCGAGGACGTTGGCCATGGTGACTCCTTACTCGGCGTCGGCTTCGTCGTCTTCTTCGAGACGAGCGATGAGGTCGGCCTTGGTGCCGGAGACGGGAAGATCCCGCTGTTCGCAGAGCTCCTTCAGATCGTCCTTCGAGAGGTCGGCGTAGCCGAGGTCCTCGTCCACGTCTGATGCGGCTTCGGCTGTCGGAGGAAGTGTGTTGATGGTCGACCACTTCGTGTCCGGATCGTCAGGTTCGTTTTCCGGATCGGTGAGGCGCACATCCTCGCTGTCGCTAGCCTCGTGATCACCACCATAAACGTGATCACCAACGAGCTCAAGTGCCCAGTCAGGAACTTCATCGCCAGGAGCGAACCAGACAGTTTCAGCAGGGTCCTTGTGGACTGCAACATAGGCATTGAATTTCTTTCCCATGATAGTAACCTTTCTCAAAAGTGTGGGGCCCCCCGAAGAGGACCCCACACAGAATGAATTACGCCAGGACCTGAGCCGAGAAGCTCAGTGCTGCGTTGCCCAGGACGGGCATGCCGATTGCGTCGGAGATGACCTCAGCGATGACCGGGGGCTGCTCGTTGCGGTATACACCAGCAACAATGCCTGCCTGTTCGTCATCGGCGATGCCCCAGCCGAGTTCGCTTGCCGTCAGCGTGGTGCCCCAGTAGGTTGCACCCAGGGCCTCGGATTCCTCCGGGGTCGGGAGCAGGAGAACCTTGTTGGCGGGGATGACCGGAGTCAGCGTGCCTTCGAAGTTCACCCGGCGGTCGAAGATCTGGATGGGGGGCAGGCCCTCATCAGCCATGATCGCCTGGATTTCACCCTGGGTCATCGGACGGCCCGTGACCTGGTTCTGGAACTGCGTGCCCTTACGGAACTGTGCGTACACAGTCGAGGACATGAGGATGCGTCCCGGGTTCACCGCGTTGGTTGCACGGTAGGTGTCCTGCCACGCGAGCAGGTCCGAGATGCGGTCAGTGCCGGCGATGGACCAGAAGGCCCCAGCGACGACGGAGTGGCCCGCAGGCCGGCCGAAGTTGTCAGCGATGCGGAAGTTGGACTGGTTGACGGTAGCGATACCGGTATCCAGAACCACACCACGCAGGAGTTCCATTCGGTCGGCGACACCGCGGACAACGCGGTCAGCAGCCTTGAGGATGGAGTCGAGCATTGCCTGGTTGGAGGCATTGCGCATCCGGAGCTGGCGGTACTCGGAGATCGGGAGCTTCTGGCCGATGGCCGGGAGTTCGATCATGACCCGCTTGCCAGCTTCTTCCTTGGTGTACTCGGGCTCAGCGTCGAACGCACGGAACCGTGCGGTCTGCGTGAGACCAAAGGCACCAACGTCGAACGACACGGAGATGTCCGGTACGTTCTCGTTGTGCAGGTACATCTCGAGAGAGCCCTGACGAGCCTCGTAGTTGGCGAGTGATTCCCGCATGTACCCGGAAAGGGTGGCGGGGTCGATTACATCGGTCCACAGAGTAGGCATTGTTTACACCCCTTCCTTAGATGAAGACGATCGTGGTGGCGGACAGCTTGGCTGCCGCCGTGGGCTTGGTGAACGCGATGGGCAGCTTGGCTGCCTTGACGCGGCCGTGGTCGAGCAGCGGGACGTTGATATCGTCCGCAGCGTTGGCCGTGGCACCGGGTGCAACGAACAGCGGCTGGTCGGTCAGGATGAAGCCGGCAAGGATGCCAGCGTTGGTCACGGTACCTTCAGTTGCGTCGTAGGGGACGAGAACGCCACCGACCTTTGCAACGGGCATGCCGGACGGGATGTAGCCATTCGGGTAGTGAGTGGCCGCGGTGAACGTCGAAATGTCGAGGATTTCAGTCCGGGCGTTTCGGATCGCGTGACCCGAGCCCAGCCATGACATGTCCCCAGTGACGATTTCCGACTCAGTGCGAAAACGAGGCATTGTCTAACCTTTCTGATTTTTGTTGTGCCGGGAGGCGTAGAGGTCGCGTCCTACGGCTACGGAGGTGGCACCGTCGGCTGGACGGTAACCCTGATGATTTGACTTGCGCTGCTGTTGGTTTCCCTTGGCGGGCTTCAATGCGTCCACACGCTTCTGGACCTTGGTGGTATCAATCTCACCGTTCGCGTCCAGGTACTTCGTGTAGTCAACATCTTCGAGGAAGCCGTCGAGGAGTTCCTTGGGAACTTCCCCTGCGGACAGGGCTTTGAACTCAGCTCGGACCAGACGGGGTGCAAGCTTGGTACGCTCTTCGAGACGTGCCTGCTCAGCGGCCTGGTCTACGACCTTCTGGTCCGGGGCCTTGTTGTCTTCCTGGTACTTACGCCATGCATCTGCGGCGGCTTTCTGCTGGTCGTAGTCGGCACGCGACTTGGCAACACCCTCATGCTGCCGTGCGTGGAACTTCCAGTATGCAAGCTGCTGCTCGGTGGTCATTTCCACCAGCGGCGTATCCTTGGGGAACCCGTGGTCCTTGTCGGAACCACTTGCATTTCCTGATCCACCCGAGGTCTGACCCTTGTCATCCGGGTCGCCTTCAGTGAACATCAGGAAGTGCGGTTTGCGCATAGCCATTGTTTTCTCCTTGTCGGAAGGGGGTGCTCCATGTCGGGGCTATCCAACGGATTGTACCATAGAGGTAGGCAATCCGAAAGGCTTAGGGTTATTCTTCTTCGTCGGGTGCCGTCAGCATAGCCAGCCCACGACGAATCAAGCCCTCATTGACATGAAGGGCCTGGGATGAGGAGGCAATGGTGTATTCGGAATACTCAACTTCTTCTTCCATGGATACAACAAAGCCAATAAGTACAAAGTCTTGCAGAACGTGGCCTGAATCGTAGACGGCCTGTGAGTATGCCTGGGCTGCAGCACGCAGTGCCTCCCATTCCGGGGGATGCGAATCTTCACCGATACCACTCATCGTTTCCTCCTACGCTTCGGGCGGTCCATCTCGTCAACCTCTTTGGTGAGGTTACGCAGACGTTCCTGCTGCCAAGTGATTGCTTCACCCACGTCTTCACCCGATTCCCTGCGGGCAATGAGCCTGGGCAGTGATTCGTTGAGTGAGTTGACTTGGGCCTCAATCGACTCGCGTCGAGTAAGTGTAGTGCCGGGCCTGGGAAGCGAACGTCCCGCGGAGCGGTTCTTCGCACCCTGCTCAACAAGGTAGGGTCCCAGCTCGCCGTGGTCGTCAATTCGGTAGCGTACCCGAGACAGGGCCTGGTCCGACGTACCACCCGCAAGCTCATACAAAGCTTTCAGGTCGTCTTCGTTGAACTGGTTCCCAGGGTCCTCGTCACCGACGATGGGCATGACACCGCAGTGGCAGTGATCATGGATGGGCATCAGGGTCTTTTTCTTGTACACCCGAGTCGAGGCGGCAATGCACAAACCACACGACTGCTTCGACTCAGCGAGTTCGGGATGCAGCACGCGGCGGTACCCAGTGACCTTCGGTGTGGCTGACAGAATCTGGTTCGCTTGCTTGCGCATGGCAAGCTGCATATCCAGGTCCCCCAATTCATCCACACGCTTGAGGGCGATCTGTGTTGCTTCCTCCTCGGTGGCGCCTATCGAACGCGCATAACGATACTGCTCGGCGGGCCGGTTCCATTCCTCAAGGGGTTGGATGGCCCGCTCGAGCAGCTCATCGTTGATCGCGTCGAGTTCTTCTTCGGTGGGGAACTGCAGATCATCGAACTGCTGGTACACAAACTTCATGTACGAGAGAGTCTGTGACCTTACAGCCCGTTGACCCGACTCAACCAGTGTCGCAGCACGAGCTGCGCGGGCAAGCACGAGGTCACCATCGTAGAAGTTGTCGTTCGGTGTGGCCCAGAGGGCGGCAAGCTGACGGAGCAGGAAAGCAGTAGCAGTGGCGTATCCACGAGTTTGTGCCTCGAGAAGCATCAAGAGTCTCTGTGTGTTCGCCATTACTTCAGCTTAGCGATATCCGTCGTGCCCGGCAGCGAGTTGACCTTGTTGTTCGGGTCCTGACCCATTGCTGCCTGCAGGAACATGTCATCCATGCGCTCTTTCTCAGCCGTGGCAATCTCATCGGGCGTGAGTTCGAGGAACTTCGACATGGTCGTGCGCCACGGTGCACCTGCCGCCATTGCCTGCACAGCAGACACAGCGCGTTCCGTGAGCGAGGAGCGACGGGGTGAAGCCCAGATGACTTCAATATCCTCAATCGCTGCACGTTCAGAATCGCCCTCAGCAGCAAACGCATCAGCCATCATCGCGGCGAACGCGTGATCAGCACGACTAATGCAGTCATCAACTTTGAACAGAAGGCCTTCACGCTGTAGAGCAGCGCCTTCCGCCGACCCATTGGCAGCATCAGGTACCACACTGAACAGCGGTGTTTGCGAGGACACTGCAAGATGAATAATGTCGTCCTTGACGGAGTTGAGCACCGGACCAAGATCGGCTTGACCCGATTCCCAGAATTCTGCAACCTCGGGCAAAAGCCAGATCGCACCCGGATCACTCTTGAAGATATCGCTGTAATCAATTTCCACACCATCTTCATCTGTATTCGGTACGCCTTTCACTGCGCGCTGGCGGAACGCCTGGAACGCAATGATGATCATACGCTGAAGAATCGTGTGGTTGATCCGCTCGAGAGTGGCAATGTGCTTCTCGAACTCGCCCTTGCCGCTGCGGTTCTTGAACGCATGGATCGGGACAGTCTCGGTGAACAGTTCCTCGCCTTCGTCCTCCCATTCCCAGGAGCCCGGGCGGATCTGCCATGCCTTTGCAATCGCATTGGTACGGACGCCCGGAAGAATCGAATTGCCGACGTGGCGTGCGACACGCATGGTCGCCATGTTACCGTCTGTACCGCGCCGGTAGAGTACAGCGACGTCGCTATTTGTCAGGTCGTCACGATACACCTTGAGCGCAGCGATGGCGTAACCCGGATTGTCAGGGTCGTCCTCGGTGATGCACTGTGTGGGATGTTCGGACCGAAGCAATGCGCGGAAGCCGTCAGGTGTGGCCTGCTGCGCCACAGAACCGTAGGATTCACTCAGCGACAGCATCCACTCGAGGATTTCAGCCGCGGTGACCTTCATTCGGTTCTGCTTCCAGATTCGAGCAGCTTCCTCGTCACCGTTCTCGTCGTTGTCTGCGCCCGTGCGGAATGCGAGGGGCTGCATACGGTACAGGACCGCGTTCACGATGAGTTCAGCGAGGTTCAGCCGTGCAAGACGCTGGACGCGTTCAAAGCCTTCGCCAGCTTTGTCCGGGTAGGCGAGAGGGGGGTTGCCTTCCATCCACTGCTGAAGCTCGGCGATCCTAGGGAGTCGTTGTGCGAGTGCGATGGAAAGCCGCTTCATCCACCACTCATCGGTGTCGGGCTTCCTCATCTCATCAACTGAGAGCTGCATGGCTTACCTCTTGTCTACGCGTCGTGGTACAAATGTGTCTTTCGGCTTGTCGCCGTGGTGCAGGTATGCAGCGCGAGCCTCATATGCCAGAGTGGCTGCCATACATGCGTCAATCTTCTTCGGTGACTTCTTCGATTCCTTGCCGATGACGTTGCCGGCAGGCCGTTCCCACACCCGAGCGTTGATGATGTGGCGCAGGAGCGTCTTGTCCTCCTGGATACGGACTTCCTTCGTCTCGTTGCAGATAGCATCGTGAAGCCGTTCAAGCGCAAGGCTCATTTGACTGTCTCGCTTGGTCCACCAACGGATTGCCGAGGATTGGCCAGCCTTC